GCAAGCAACGACACCAGTGAGAGCAATTATAGCCAAGTAATGGTAGCTAATGCTTGGATAGGTGGAAATGGTGTCTTGCGAAGGGATGTGTACAGAAGGCTTGATGATTTTTCGCTCCGTGAAGAAAACTCTACAGCCGATGCGGTGAACATTGTAACTCCTATATTCACTACGGGGGGAACACGTAGTTTTCCCATTTCTAAGGCAACTACTGCTAAGGCAGGTGTAATGACAGCTGCTCAAGTGACTGCGCTGAACAAGGCGAGCGAAGACGTCAAAGCGCTTAACGACAGTCTGCAAGGTTTTCAGGAAGACTTCACGGAATTCAAGAACACTAAAGGACATTCCAACGGACTTGCGCCATTGGACGAAACAGGTAAGGTACCATCCAAGTATTTGCCAGAGAATGTGTTGGAATTTAGCGGTATGGTTAGCGGCATAACTCCTCAAACAGTCTCATTAAACAAGTATTCATCAGACGAGAATTGCAGTGTGGTATACAGCAAAGATAGAGAAGTCTTTATGTTGAAATATGAACAGCCCTCTACATCGCCATTCTTGCCTGCAACGATTACGTACTACAACAACTGGATAGATGGAGACTTATTTGGAGAACTTTCTGCAGATGCAGATGGTCGTGTTCCTCATAGTTGTAAAATCTACATAGATGTAACTACTAACAAGACTTATTATTGGAGAGGCATCACACTTAAAACAATTGGTGCCACAGCCCAAGATGGCGTTCAAGGCACAAGTGAGAACTACATCTATTCGGCAAGTGGTGACGAAATGCACACGGCATTAAGTAGTAAGATATGGATATACCAACATGGCGACTATAACCAGTTCCTCCGCATCAAGCACTGGGGAGCTAACAATGATACCAGTGAAAGCAACTATAGCCAAGTACAACTACCCAACGCATGGACGGGGGGCACGGGGCTGTTAAAGTGGGATGTGTATCGTAGGCTTGATGAATTTAAACTTCGCGAAGAAAATTCTACAGTCGATGCAGTGAACATTGTAACTCCTATTTTTACTACTGGTGGTACACGTAGTTTTCCAATTTCTAAGGCTACAACCGCCAAGGCTGGTGTGATGACGGCTACTCAGGTGACTGCGTTGAACAAGGCGAGTGAAGACATACAAACGCTTAATGAGCGTATAGTAGCACTTGAGAAAAAGGTGGCAGCATTAGAAGCGAAAATTAAATAACAGATTAAGAGCCGATGGAAATAATTCAGTATATATGCTCAATAGTTACTGGAGTAGCATTGCCTTTGTTGGGAAATCACTTTGAGCAATAGGAACGTAGAAGTCGTCTAAACTTTTCTGACGAAGATTTGATTTGACTTTTGAGTTTTTCTAAATTCAAGTTTAGACGACTTCGAAATCACAACATCATCAATAAGAGGAATATGAGAAATCTTGCTCCTCTTTTTTTGCTACAATAGTTAAAACGACGCTTACTGGTTAAGTCGCTAAATTTGCCAAGAACATAAAATCATAATGGCAATGAAAAAGATTATTACATGGTTAAAATCAAGCAATCACGGCAAGTATGTTGTGGGTGGTGCTCTCATTGGTTTTGGAGCTGATGATACCTACTGTGCGCTGTATGCTGGAGCAGGAGTTGCTGGTGCATTGGAGCTTAAAAACAAGTTGTGGGGTGGCAAGTGGGATTGGATAGACTTCGGCTGTACGATGGCAGGAGTTATTGTTGGACGTTTAATGAGATGGGGTGTATGGCAATAGTATTTAAACTATGGAAGTTGGCTGCTATGATTGTGGGTGGCATGATAGGTTGGTTGGTGGCAGAGTTTAGACCTACGTTTCCGCTGATAGCTGTGGCAATTATTTTTATACTCTATGATGCCTATACAGCTTTTAAACTCGATAAGCGTGTACATGCAGCCTATCCAGACAAGACGGACCGGAAGAAGGCTAAGTTTACTTCGTTCGCCTTTGGGAAGGTAGTGAAACAGACTATCCCTAAGCGTTTGTGGTTGATATTTTTGGCGTACTTGGCTGAGCATTGGGTGTTTATACATGTGCAGATTTCGCTCTCGTACATACTGACGGGTGTTATATGTTTTGAACAGGCATGGTCGATATTGGAGAATGAGAGTAGTTGTCGCCCAGAAGCTGAACATCGTTTTTGGAAGTTGTTGCAGCAAATTATGGTTGACAAGACCGCGAGACATTTTGACGTAAATCTTGACAAACTAAAAGAAGATAACGATGATTGTACTAATTGACAATGGGCATGGTGTTAACACGCCTGGAAAATGCAGCCCAGACAAGCGACTGCGTGAATATGCGTATGCGAGAGAGATTGCAACGCGCGTTGTTAATGAACTTCGTAACAAGGGTTATAGGGCTGAGCGCGTGGTTGAGGAAGAGCAAGATGTTGCTCTGTCAACGCGCTGCAAGCGTGTGAATGACATTTGCAAAAAGGAGGGTGCTAAGAATGTGCTGCTTGTCTCGATCCATAATAATGCAGCAGGTGGTGATGGTAAGTGGCATGAGGCGCGAGGCTTTTCGGCACATGTAGGAAAGAATGTTTCGTGGAAGAGTAAGGTGTTTGCTCAGTATCTTTGGAACGAAGCTTTGCATCAAGGGTTAAAGGGTAACCGCTGTGTGCCTTTTTGCAAATATATTGAACAGAACCTTGCTATTTGTCGTGATACGCTTTGCGCTGCTGTATTGACGGAGAACCTTTTCCAAGACAACAAAGAAGACGTTGACCTGCTGTTGAGCAAGGAAGGCAAGGAGAAGGTGACAGCCGTACACGTGAACGCTATTGTTGAATTTATTCGTGACTATTATGGATAATAAGAAGCAATTAGTATATACCATCACAAAGGTAATAGCTTTTTTTATCGCATTTTGTTTGATTGTATTCTTGCTAAGAAACACGGTGCATAACAAAGAGCACCCCTCTAATAAATGCGACACGACAAGAGTAACAATCGTAGATACGATTCCTTACCTAAATCCTGTACCTGTAGACAGTGTAGTGTTGACTTACAAGACCGTTACACTGGCTAAGATAGGTGAAAATTCAGAATTAAAAATTCGTGCAGACACTCAATCAGGGAACAGCTATTTACAGGAGAAACCTATAATAGAGGACAGTGCAGAAGTTGAAATTCCAATCACTCAAAAAATGTATAAGAGTGACGACTATACTGCATGGGTGAGCGGATATGACGTACAACTTGATAGTATCTATGTATATCCCAAGCATGAATATGTAGAATACAGAGAAAAGCAACCTCCCAAGAAATGGCACATTGGTGTTATGGCAGGTTATGGATATAGTCCACACGGCATGCAGCCCTATATAGGTATAGGATTAACGTATTCGTTATTTTCTTTTTGACATGGAAACAATTACCATACAAGTATCAAAGGACGATGTGTATGAAGAAGTAGCCAAGGCTACAGATTACACAGGTGCAAAATTGATAAATGGCGACGAGAACGCACGCGATCGCATTCTTGCTACAGACAGCGACCTCTCAGACCTTAGTAGATTTTGGGAAGAATCAGTACTTGCCACTAACGAGAGGTTGAAAGAGATGGTTGTGAGTGGTGAGACAAAAAGTGTTGACGTGGATAAATCTACTAAAATTGTCTACGAAGTAACATTGGAGGTTAGCAAATCGTTCGACAAGTCACTGACGGCTAATGTGCAGTCAGCCATTCGCAATTTCTTTATTGCATCCATTATTGGTCAATGGTTTAAATTTTCCAATAAAGGCGAAGCAAAGGACTATTTTAGCCAAGCAGGAGAAATGATGAATGGTGCGGAACGTTTGCTGTACAGCCGTAAGAAACCCACCCGTCCAATGGATTAAACAAAACAAACAACAGAATATGGGACAAGAAAATACATTAGGTTCAAAGAAACAAGTGACGGCAACAATCAAGATAAATTGGTTGCTTTACGACATTATGAATGAGACTTTTTTGCGCGGTCGTACCATTCAGAATGCAGAGAATCACAAGGAAGTTGCCAGCATGTTTGCCTCAGAAGATGAGGAGAACCGCGAAAAAATTCTTCGCTCGATCAAGAAAGGCTTAGCCGAAGTGAAGACAGAATTGTCGGACTACCTCGATGAGGACGGAACGACCACAGATAACAGCCACTATGACGGCAGCACAGACCTAACGCTAAGCCTCAAAATGCCGAGCAACTTCAACGAGGCAGCAACCACCGGTGTTGGCGAGGCTATTCACGACTACTTGAAGAACTCAGCCATTGCCGAGTGGTACATGGTGACCAACAAGGCAGACGCTGAACAGTACATAGCTCTTGCGCAGAAGAGCATGCAGAGTATTCAGCAAGCTGTGAGCAAGCGTAGCCGTCCGAAGCGTCCAACAGAGTAAGGAGGAACGCTTATGAGTTGCTGTATTGTAAACGAGGGAGCGCAACAAAAGGTAACGCTAAATTTTATGCGCTCCCAACTACTCTATGACATCAAGAACAATGCCTATGTGGAGAGTCATGTAATGACACCTGATACCGAACATGCCAAGCACATGGTAGCAGACGTGGGAGAAGAAGGCAATGTGGACCGTGTTACGAGAGTATTAGATTTAGGCATATCCATGTGCCGTGAAATGCTCTATCCTTGGGCAAAGAAAGAAATTCATAAAACCGAATTTAACGATGAACTAAAGGAACGAGAGCAGTATAAGATAGTAATGAACGTGCCGAGCACAATGTCGCAAACCACTCTAACCCTTGTGGAGCGACTGATACATGAATATCTTGTGTGTAGGGGCGTAGCAGATTGGTTAAGTATAACCAATCCACAAAAGGCAGAAACGTGGTTTGCAAAAGCTGCTGAAGCCGAAACATCAATTCGCACGTCCATCCATTCGAGAATGGAACGTGTGAGGCTTAAACAACATTGGTTTTCATAAAATATAAGCAAGAGCCGAGGTGCATCACGCATCCCGGCTCTTTAGTTAAATCCTAAAAACAATTAATCCTTAAGGTCCTAATATCTTTATCTTATCTTGTTGTTTTGTCGAGGTGCAAAACTTACTGATGCACCGAAGATGTTTTCATCGGGTGAGAGTGTGGCTACACCTGCAATTCGGAAGAATTTGTAGGGAGAACCACGGAACCCCTTTAAATAGTGATCCTTGCTTGACCAAACAAGGTACCAGTTCTGCAAGTCGCGTGAACCATAGAGCACTGTAGAGACATTCCCTTTGCTAAACATTCCACGCTGAATAAGTGTGTCGATAGTTTTCAGCACATTTGCTGCTTCGAGCTTTAGCGGACGAGTAACATATAGGCACTTAACAGCTTCAGCGTTTTGTACAGAGAAGTTTAGTACATTGTTGTTATCATCTATTGCCAATGCTTCGGGGTAGGAGTTAATGTGCGAAGTGATGTTAGAGAACATCATTCCCCATTGTTTTGTTTTCAGCGAAAGAACGTAAGCGTATGTAATGTTTGGTGCGTAAACAATGATGCGTTGGTGCACGTAGTCGTAGAGCATTTGACACTGCTTTAAGAACTCGCTAAAGGGTAGGGTAGGCAAGCATTTGTCAGTGCTCGGCTTGTGATTGAGCATGTTGTGTAGCTTTTCAAAAGCTGGCAGTTTGCGCACATCGAACGGATATTCAGAGTTGATGGCTTCGGAAATGCACTGCGCTTGTGAACCGCTAAGCAGCATTATTCCGCGATCTGTTGGAAATATTACAGCCGAGTCGAGTTGTGTGACAGCATTGTTATTTATACATACGTCGCGCGTGATGGGTTGTCTAGCTGTGTATGTTCCTGTTGTGGAAACCTCTAAAGCCCACACACCCTCGGATGTAAATGCGTAGAGGGGGAATTGTCCGAACTGCCCTTGCGAGAGAGCCTTTGCAGCAGAAGAGAGTGCTTTGATTTTTTGTACCCCCAATGAAGTCATAAGACTTGATGGGAAAAGGAATGGTGTTGCCACATTGCTTTGTAACACTGCGTTGGGGTAGTGCGAAATGTCGTCAACTTGTGCGCATGCTGCGTTGTCGCTATCGACCACGGATGTGATGACCATTGAACCGTCTATGGTGTCTGCCATCCAGTAGGCACCATTTAAGATTGGGTGCTGTTTGAGGTTGAGGCCAGCGATGTTTGTTTTATTGTCTGTTCCTTTAAAATAGAGCACGGCTCTGTAGGCTCCATTGTGTGGATAGAAGAACCAGGTTGTGTCGGTTGAGTAGTTGTAATCACCTTCATCTGCATTACACTCAACAATACGTTCTCCCTGCGCTGTGCGTATAAAGACTTGCAATTTGTATAGTTCTCCGTAGCTATCGTAACGGTAGATTTGTCCGTTTTGTCGGCTTGGAACAGTTGGTTTTGCGTGTTGCAGGTTGTAGTCGAAAAGATGAAGTCTTTGATTGTAAGTTGTGAGGTGTGCGTTAAGGAATGTACAATTAGATAGTTGGTCGTCGGACAATGGCTGTCGTACTACCAACGAAGAAAGCGTGCCTTCTTTGAGCTTGATTGTGGTGTAATTTTCAGTGCCTGTATCATCAACGCCTTTTTTTATTTCGTCGAAGTCAAAAGAGTGTGCGAGGTAGAATTGGCTTACGTTCTCTAACTTTTCTCTTGTGTTTTCGACAGGTGCGATTTTGATAATTTGCCAATTTACGCGCACGTTGAAATCGCCAAAGTTGAAAACGTCTTTTGCTACGTCGTATAGATCTTGTTTTGCTCGTCCGTAATAATGGTTGTAATACTCATCAGGCAAGTCAACATAACCATAGCTTGTTCCTTCGACTTGGTTAATATTGTTTTCCTTTCTGATTAGTGCGTATGAGAACAAGTTTTTAGAAGCATCGAAATTAGCTCCTTGATTGTATGGGTAAACTTGTTCGGACACAAACACATCTACACCAGAGACAATATCTTTCCACTTCTCTTCTATACTATTGAGGAACAAACATTGTAAGTCGGCAATGAATGCATATAGATAAAGTTTCTTATCTCCCTCAATAAACGAAATAAATGGTGCATAGCCAGAGTTTGGAATCATCAATATTGGTTCGGAAATACGTGCGTGAGAACCATCGCTGAGGCGCAATGCGTAGCGGATGAAGAATGGGTAGATAAACTTGTCTTTGTTTGTGGCTTGCTCAGCTACGAACTTGTTGATTACTGCTGCTATTGCTGTGTAATTGCTATCGTTATATTCTATAACTTTACCTGTAAAGCTTTTCTCAAAACCTTCAAGAATTTCGATTGTTCCGCTTGCTTTTGTTGGCGTTTCTAAATTGCTATCATATAACCTAATTCTGAAAGAAGACTTATGTGTATCTGGAAATTTAATTATGGTTTCACGGTTTCTGCGTACCACACAAATTGCTTCGTATTCATTTGTAGTGTTATTTTGTGCAAACAGTGTAAGGGTATTAAAACCACTTCCACCTACCTTGATTTTGTATTCGTGTCCAGACTTTAGATCTTGCGAAAATGAAATGTTAAATATTTTTAAGTCTTTTTCGTTTGAGTATGTGAACGATTTATTTGTGTAGTCGGTCCATGATGCTTCAGCCGAGCTATAGTCACTGTAAGAAACATTTGTAACATGATTGTATGATACAGGTTTTGCCGAGAGCGCAAACTTTATGTCCACCTTAGGCAGTTCTGTGCCGAGGTTGATGTATCGATTGTTCTTGAAATAGCAATAATGAAGGTGTTTATTGGTTGAGACTATAAGCATATTGCCAATAGCATTTATGTCTACCATTGTTTCGTCTTGCAGCAACGAAAGAAACGCATCCCTGCTTTTGTGGTACGAGAATATGGTGTACCCATTTGCTTCGTGGGTTGTGATGTAGTTAATATAACCATTTCCCTTATGGATATAGACAACCTTACGTCCTTTATCAAGGGTAAATTTAGTAGAAGGGCTGAGAATAGGTTTTAAAGCTCCCTCTTCAGGTATGAGGTTGATGGACGCAGCAAGTGCACCATCGGCACATTCATAGTCGGATGGTGCAACAGAAAAACCGCTGTATTTAATTTCTTGGTTCATAGCAATGGGTCTTTGTAAATTATTGGAACAATCGTTTCTCCGTAGTTGTTATCTTCTGGCAGTCCAACAGCGAATGAAGCTTTGTCTTTTGTAATACCGCATTTGTCGAGCATGAGCCGTGCGAGTTGTACGGAACTTGCGGAATAGTTGTTTGAGCCTTTTTTTGTGCGGTGGCATTGTGCTATGTGTCGTCCTACTGCATTTGGATGTCGTACGGACAGTAGATAGCATTCGCCAAGATGGAATGCTATGTTAATGCTATCACCGGGGTGCAGAGATAACATCCTGGCAACCCTTGCCGTAATGGATATGCGACCATTGCGACAGAATGTAATGTCGGGACGTCGTGTCAGTTCCAATAGTTTTATCATATATATTGCAAAGATATAGGGGTGTTGGTTAATGGTAGTTTTAAGTTTAGGATAATGACGTTCAACCCACCATGTTATGCGATGATGAGTTGAACGTAGAAGTGAAACTCTTTGCAGAGTCGCTTGATTTGTGGGTAATCGTCGGGAGATAGGGTGTAGGGGAGGTATATGCACCGCTCCTTGGTGTTGCAGTGTATGCCTCTCCTACGTAGTTTGTAAAGCAGATTAGCTCTGCGTTTGGGATGGCGCATGAATTACATGCTAATGCCTAATCCAAGTAAAGGCAACATCATTTCAAATTGTCTCCCTTCATCGCCCTGCTTGTAGAACTCAGAAGGAATGATGGTGAACCCTTTCTTTTTCAAGTTCTCTATTTTGGCTGCAACCTCCTCCAACGTTTTGTCGTCAGCTCCACCAAGAGTTAGCAGAGAAATAGTCTTGTTGATACTTCCATGAGTTAAGGGGAAACACACCATTGCGACTTGTCCCTCATCACACACGTTGTAGGAACTCTCGAACACCTGCTTAGGCGACCAAGAGTCGTAGGTTGTGCCGTCGGGGTTGGTGTACTGCACGTGATAGCCTTCACGCCATTCGTGGTTGTCCTTGTTTTTGCGAGCGTAACCTTTCTCTGCTGCGACTAATTCGTTCATAGGTTCAGCCTTAACTTGCTTTGTTCCGATGTATGTTTTCATTGTTATGCTGTTTTAAATTTCTCCTTTTATTTCTGCAATCAATTCATCTTTGTGAATAGACACGCTGCAACTATTTGAAGTAAATGGTTGATTGTTCGCCCATTCTTTGGCAACTTCCTTTGCTCGTTCCAGATTTTTTGCGCTAACAAATACGGATGCAATTGCGGTTGAATTCTCGCTGTATAAATGTATGCGAGCATGATATAACTTAAATGCTTTTACTTCCATGTTTATTGTGTATTTTGGAGAGTTTAAGTGTCATGCCCCGAATGAGTTGTGGGGCATGACGCTTATAGGTGTTTTACTTTGCAATCATGAGTTGTGGTACGTTGCCGTAGACTGGTAGTTTTCCGTCCCACTTTTCTATCCACATTTTTTTAAGAATAGCTGGGGTGAGAGTTGCAGATTTGAGTTCGTTTGCTTCTTTTTCTGCGCGTGCTTGTACGAGCATCTTTTCCGCTTCAGCTTTTTTTACTGCAACTTCGTTGAGTGCTCGTTGTGCTTCTTGTATGGCTTTGTTCTTTTGGTTGACAGCCTCTACGATGGATTTTGGGTATTTGAGTCCAGAGGTGAGTTGTTCGAGATGGAAGTGTTCGTTGGCGAGTGCACTGCTTAGTTGTGTTTCGATGGCACGTTCAACCAGGTCTCTGTTGCTAACGATTTGGTCGGTGGTGTATTTGTTGAGCTGAATGCGGAAGGCGTCCTTGACATAGTTGAAGAGCGTACCTTCGATGATGTCGTTGAGTTCTTTGCGATACTTTTTGAACACTTTTGGCGCATTGCCATCGACCATTTTTAGCGACACGGTTGGATCTACCGTAAACTCTGAACCATCTTTGGCGTTGATGGTGAATGCTGGGTAGTCGATAGTTTGAACGAATGTGGGGTATTCGTAGACTTCTTCGGTGAATGGGTTGTACCAAACGCGTCCTGTGACGAGGCTCACATCGTCGACGCCTTTTTCGGATCCATAGAGATTGACGAGGATGCCTTCGGAGCCTGCGTCGATTCGTTCGCTGCAAGATGTTAGGAAGAGTGCTGCGAAGATTAGTGCGAACGTGCACATTGAATTAAACTTTTTCATTGTTTTTTTTGTTTTTAAAAGTTAGACAATTTGTTGCGATGGAGAGAAGTATCCAGAACAACAAGATGGTTATGCTAATTAAGTTTGTGGCGGTGCATGGTTTGCTAACGCCTCGTAGTGTTGCGCTGACGATGATGAGGGTTATTACAACCCACGCCACGAATGCAGCGATTTTGTAGTTAATATTCATTTTATAATTCTTTTTTTTCGTAGAACTTTTTCGTTGTGGGCTGCAATCTCACTAAACAATTTGCCATCGTTATAGCCTTGCTGCTCTCCAGCAGCGAAGCCTTTTTTGTAGCCATCGTCATAGGCATTGCGAACAGCTTTGTCTAAATTATCTTTTTGAAAGCGTCTTTGTTTACCAAATATCAGCCCTATCAGTAGGATTGATGTGGTAGTAATAAGATAGAAAATTATCATTCCAATCATAATGTATCTTTATTGAGTTCATCAATTAAGTTTAAAGCGCGTGAGTGAGCCACCCAATCGCAATAATCGTCAAACTCCTTGATGGTTACCCACGCAAATGGGAATATGCGCATTTGTACTGCGTATACGTTGTAGCATGGAGCGACATCCATGTATTGTGTGTTCAGCCAAGTGTCTACATCCTCGCGCTGATACTTTTTTATTCTGTATTTTCTTTTCATTGTTCGGGTTTTTTATCAGTTCCCACAAGGTGCTCATTACCCTCGTATGGGATGCAAAAATTCCATGTACCACGGATACACCTTGCACTATTATTAACCTTGTGCTCGAAAAAGTCACATTTCCACATCTCATAACTTGAATCTCGTACGAGAACCTTGTCGAATGGTTTAAACTGACTAATGGTAATCACTTTCCAGCTACGTTTGTCTTTAGACGGAAATAATGTAGACTCAGCATCTGTAGCAAGCATCTTACCATCTTTTGTAAATCCACGTATTACAGCAGTACCATCTTGTCGTATTTCACGACATGAAATAGGATATGGACTGTTATCTTTAATGTAAACCAATTCCAATTCGCCAAAAATGGGACTGTACAACTTTGTCCCCTCTGGGCAATTTTTTAAAATTTTTGCAATGTTCATATTATTCTGGTTTATTTTTAGTTCTTAATAAGTGCTCATTGCCTTCGTATGGGATACACTGCGAACACTTTCTTCCACCACATATAAACGACCCATCGCTATCAATATGACCGAAGTGTTCACTAAACCAGAACTCATCATCACTATTTCGCGCAAGAACTCGGTCGAACGGCTTGAACTGATAAGGCTTGGATTTTGTCTTAGTCTTAGGGATTCCAAACTTTCTCCAATCGCGTTGGTCGCGAGATGGAAAAAGCATACATTCAGAATCAGGATAATTTGGGTAATATCTGCCATCGCTTGCGAAGAACTCTAGCCCTCCATCTGTCGTTATTACACAAACAATAGGATATTCTACACCGTCGAGTTCTTCGACTTTATACAATTCTACCTCTCCATAAAGTGGACTATACAACTTCGTTCCTTTCGGGTAATTTTTTAAAATTTCTGCAACATTCATTGTTGTTTGTTTTGAGTTATGTTATTCTTTTACTTTAATCCCGTAGTAATCGAAGAATATGCTCTCAAATTGCTTGGCTGCGTAGAGGGCGGATTCTTCGCTGTTAAAGCATAAGGGGAAACCATAATGCGTAAGAAAAAACACACCACGATCACACGAAGCTGGACAGCGGATACCCGAAAATTCCGTATCAAGCGCAACTGCACAGGAGGAGATTTGCCTAATACCAATTCTCCGCATCTCCTCATCACTCATGCGCTTCATGTCTTCCTTGGCGTAGGGCACCCAGTAAGGATAATAGCTCCAGCCATCCTTATCACGCCACTTGTCATTGTTAATAGCCTTTTGGATAATAAGCAGCTTGTAGAGGGCGTTTGCTTGCAAGAATGCTTTTGTATCGCCTAACGAATCTACAAGCAGAGATTCTGCACTAATTCCCAACCGCATGCAAGCATCCTCAAATGTCTTGATGTCGTGAAAGTCAAATTCTTTATTATCCATTATCATTATTGTTAGTTGTTGCAGTTGATTCTGCATCGAGTTCTTGTATGAGTTCTTCGTAGCTCTTAGTCGTGTCTATCAAGCGTTCGGTCACCTTTGATAGTGGAAGGTAATGTTCCCAAGTGTACGTTTTGCCATTTCCTCCATAAAATACAACGTCACCCACTGAATTTCTGCCAGCGCACACCAGCACACCCCACGCACTTTTCTCGTCATCTCTCACTACGCATATTTGCCATTTGCACGGCTTAAAGTTGGAGTAGTCCTTGTGGTAGGTGGGGACTTCGAGGTGGATGTCTAAAGAGCTTTCATAACTATTGTTCTCACGTCCGTTTTCGCTGTACGTATATAAAATTTCTTTTCCGTCTGCCATCATAACTAAGCAGACAATCGGATAACGACCCATCCTGTTGAAGCAAATAATGCGGGCTTCTTTTCCATTACCATTAACTATTCGTCCCGTAACCTCCTTGTTGGTTATCTTCTTCGCCAGTTCAATGTCGAAGGGAACTCTTTTAAACTTTGTTTGTGTCATTGCTGTTTGTTTTTAATCATTGAAATATTTAATGCCGTCACACATCATATCAATCATCCGTTTCTTTTCGCCACCACTCCTTACGTATGCTTCAACAAACTTTGATATAGCCATTCCAAAAATGACGCTTAAATCGACGGGAGTCGTGTATTCGTCTGCTTCTTTAATTGCACGTATTACTTTGTTAGCCCTTTCTACATAATAGGCTTCAGATTTTAAATTTCCCATTACTTCTTTTCTTTAGTATTTAAGTTAGACACCAGTACTACCTAATCCGCCTTCTCCTCGGTCGCTCTCAGACAATTCGCAAGCGTCAACGTACTCAACTTCAGGTACTGGCAAAATAACTGCTTGTGCAATGCGCTCTCCGAGGTTGTAGTGACCTTCAATACCTTTGAACACCACATGGACTTCACCTCTGTAACCCGAATCAATTACCGATACGCAGTTAGCCATCATAGCTGCATGCTTGTAGCAAGAACTGCGAGGAAAGATGAACATTGCGTAACCTTTAGGAATTTCCACTCTCAAACCAGTGCCGTAGATCATGCACTCGTTAACAAGGTCCACCTTGCGTGAGTTCGCCACAAGGTCGAAGCCTGCGTCACAAACGTGCATTTGTTTGGGAAGTGCAGCTAATGCACCTTTTCGAATGACTTTAATTGTAACTTTTTTCTGTTCCATTTAGTTGTTTGTTATTGATTTTAGAACTTGTTTTTGTTTTTTGCTTCCTTGAAAATCCTTGCCATGTATTGGTTGTTTAGCCGATTAGATGTTCTTCCCAACGGATTATAATGGTTAACAACTGCAAGTGCTTTATGTTCACGGCTCAGCATACTGCGATAACTTTTTGGCAGCGGTTTGCCATTAACATACATTAAAAGGATTCTTAGTTCAAATATGCGCTTCATAATTTTACGCGCTTGCCTTAGTTTCATATCATATTGTTTTAGTTATATCTTGTTCTCTACCTTAAGGTTTATACGTGCTTGCTGACTTGCTTTTTTATAGCGACGCAACTTTGCTGAAAATTCTTGGCAATATCGATTTGCTTCCCTACCATAAGGAGAGAAATGATTTACAACTTTTATTGCTCTATCATGTTTATGAGACAGAGTATTATATTCTTTAAGATTTTGTTCGTTTTGTTCGCGTTGTAAAAATTCATAGAAACGTTTGGTAATTTTCCGCGCTTGCCTTATCTTCATCTTCATATCAAATTGTTTTATTTGTTATAAACTTTGGGCACTCCTTACCATCAACAAGGCATTTGCGCTCGTTTATGAATGATTCTCCGTATCTTGCCGTGTGCGAGAGAGCATAGCGAAGACACGCTTCACGCTTATTGCAGTTATTGCCGTGGCATGGGATTAGTTTGCTCATTTTTTCTTTTTTATTTCGTCATTGTGTTTGCAATCATCAATACACGACCCCCACTTTTTAGCGTATGGGGTAAATCCATCTCGACAGAAATACCCCTTACGCTCATGTGGAAGTTCTTTGTAAACGTAGTATTCGCATGATTTACATTTTGGCTTCTTCATTATTACTCTCTGACTTTAATTCCGCAGTAATCGAAGAATATGCTCTCAAATTGCTTGGCTGCGTAGAGGGCGGCTTCCTTGCTGTTAAAGCACAAGGGGAAACCAAAAGTCGTATCATCATACGCACCACGATAAGCCGCATACGCACAGCGAACACCCGCATTCTCCGTAGCATACGCAACAGCACAGGAGAGGAGCTGTCTAATACCCTTTCTCTGCTTCTCCTCCTCACTCATGCGCTCCATTTCTTCCTTTGAGTAGAGCTTCCAGTAAGGGTAATAGCTCCAGTCTTCTTCATCACGCCACTTTCCATTGTTGATAGCCTTTTGGATAATAAGCAGCTTGTAGAGGGCGTTTGCTTGCAAGAATGCTTTTGTATCGCCTAACGAATCTACATGCAGAGATTCTGCACTAATTCCCAACCGCATGCAAGCATCTGCAAAGGTTTCGATTTCGTGAAAGTCGAATTGTTTATTTTCCATTGTTATTGATGTTTTTATATTTGTTAAACTTCAACTGAAAGCCTTTTAAGATGAGGCATTGCCTTGCAACTGCCTTACTAAGCGGTTGTTCTCGTCTATGAGTTGATTCAAACGCTGCTCTAGTTTTACTTTTTCTTTCACCATCTCGTCCAATTTTTGGATGAGGTAATCATCTTTCTCCACCTTTCGCTTCAACCATATTTTACTGTTGTAATCACTCTCAAGGTGAATAAACTCCCATCCATACTTTCCCTCTGCATTTAGTCTAGGCATAGGGTCTTCGTTATTGAGAATGAGAATGGCTTTATATTCAAACTTGTTCATTGCTATTCGTTCTTAGTTGATGCTGCATCAAGTTCTTGTATCAATTCTTCGTAGCTCTTTTTCGTGCCAATCAGTCGTTCGGTAACATCGTCTAGCGGAAGAACGTTTTCCACATGTTCCGTGCCTCCATCTTGGTTGTAAAAAATCACATTGTCAACTTCGTCTCGACCAGCACACACACGGATTTCCCACTTGTCTGCTTGATAATTTCGTGCCACACATGGACTCAACTTGCACGGCTCAAAATTGGAGTAGTCTTTGTAGTAAGTTGGCACTTCGATGTGGAGATTTTTGCCATATACATTATCGCCCAATGCTTTTCCGTCAAGTTTATAAGCAACTACATAGTCATAATCATATTCTTTAATTAGAGCTAAAAGTTGAACTAGAGAATAGCATTTTCTGTCAAAGCAAATAATTCTTGCATTAAATCCAGCCTCAGTTACAATCTGTCCTTTGATTTCGTGATTTGTTATCTTCTTCGCCAATTCAAGGTCGAAGGGAACTCTCTTAAATTGTATTTCGGTCTTAGGTTGTATTGCTTCCATTGTTGTTTGTGTCATTGTTGTTCGTTTTTTAGTTGTTGCAGTTGATGCTGCTTCAAGTTCTTTAATAAATTCTTCGTAACACTCGTTGGTTATCTTCTTAGCCAGTTCAAGGTTGAAGGGAAATTTCTTAAATTTGGTTTGTGTCATTGTTGTTTTGTTTTTGGTGAGAGAGGTATTTCTCCTCAAGGATTAAATTTTTTGCTAAGAATTCGACTCTGTCTGTCATCGAAGAGTCTATTTTCAGCAGTGTTTCGCGAATGGTTCTTCTGTCACGTATAAGTGCCTCGGTTTTTATGTCCCTTAAATCGAGGTTGTTGATAGAGATAATACCATTACTACGTTTGTTAATTCTTAACTTCGTTTCTATTTTATCGCGTGAAGGTATTGCATCTGTGTTGAGCCTTCCTATTAGTACAAGGTCTATTTGGCACAGCGTGTCGCAAAGACTTCTTCTGTAACACATGAGTTTTTTGTTATCTATGTACTCTACGATGTGGCTGTTAATACAGATGTCACCATCGTTGTTTTTGCTGAGCCATAAATGTGGCTCTGTCATAAATCTGTGTCTGTTGTAATCATTCATTCTGCACCTCCTTTCTTCAGCATTTCGGGATTATCGTAGATGTTTCCATTGTTGTTTGTTTTTTTGAATTATATCTTAAAGTTTGCATCCACTCCAAATGCCCATAGAACGTGTTGCAGTTCGTGGATGTAGTTTATGTTGTTAGTGCAGTATTCCATATGAACGTGGCTTGATTTAAAGTATGTATCATAGATTGTTATGAAGTAGCCTACGGAAAGAACACCGCGTTCGTTCGACTCAACAAATAGGTCTAAAATACAACTTAATACTTTGTAATAATAATCTTCAAAACAAATTTTCTTAAACTTCCATCCATTCTTTTCAAGAATTTCTGTTGTGATTTGGATTGGTTCTAAGAGGGAGCATTCAACTGGTAGGTCTAATTCTGCAAAATGGACTATGCCATTAGCATTTACTGCTTGTATCGTATAGACTTGTTGCCCATATCGTACAAGGTCACCAATTCTAAGGTCTTCTGCTTTAATCATTCCGCACTACCTCCCCTTTTAGTTCTTTGATAAGGGCATCTGCAATCCTAACAGCACATCTAGCAGAACCCCTAACAATATTATACACAGTTAATGATGAAAATTTTGTTCCAGCTCTTTTCATGCAAAATGGTAGCATTTCTTTTGCTATCTCGTAGCGGCGTTGTTCCCAGTTTACGTTACGGTCAGCTCGTCCCATGTAAGCCCAGTATAAATCAAGGTTCTTGTCATAGCTATTCTTTGAGTCGAGAATGAAACCGTTAAACTCTGCGACAACACGACTTCCTGATAGTTTGGCGGTGTGTAATACTAATTTGACAGCATCTTCAATGCTCGTCATTGATTTAATCTCTATTGTTTCCATAACTACTTAATTTTTTGGATTGATAACTGGTATTTTCCGTGCCCAATTTCCGAAGGAAACTTTCTTAAATTATTTTATCACCATTTCTGGGTTGTCGTAGATGTTTCCAACAATTTCTACATCGCCTTCGTAATCGTAAGCCACTACATAATATAGCGACCAATCTTTATCTCCTCCTGGTATCGGGTGTGCATAGACAACTTTGAAGCAGTATCCACGACCCTCCTCCACATGACCAATAACTCTGCCATTGTGTGCAAGAATATCTCCGTTATAAATTTCACGTCCGTGCTTGTCGTTCAAACCTGTTGACTGACAGATAAAACACACTTCAATAGCCTTTGCTTCATACTCGCCTTTATTATTGAATTTTGGTGCTGTGTTTGGGATAATGAACGTGTTGCCCATTGGGGTTACGCAACCACCACCATACACCCAATTGTCAGGCGTGTTGCCCTTGTTTTTGGCTTTTCCACGAAAACTAATCTTTCTCATTGTCTTGTTTTTTTGGTTTATACTATCTTCTACTTTTACCTGTTAATGGAATTACGTTGTAAGTTTTGAAGCGATCCACAAGTCTGCCGTAGCCGTCGTTGCGCTTGAACCGCTTTTCAAGTTCATTATTGTCAAGGTTTGTAGTGAGGTGCGCGAACTTGCCGAACTGCGTCCAAATTTCGTTGCGAGCATGAAGAAACTCATCGGTGAGTAACCCGGTGTCCATTCCGAAGAACGTGCGGTCTTGAATGCCTATATCGTTGAGGCACACGTTTTCGGGTTTGCACTGGAATCCCTTGCTTTCCTCCTCAAAGTAAGTGAAACGGTCGAGGTTATTGTGAATGGTGTAGTAGTTGACCATTTGTGTTACAGAGAGATTGTGAAAGTAACGAGGATTGTTGGTGCGTCTTAGATACTCGCTGAAGATTTGCATGAGAAGCGTTTTTCCGACGCCCACACCGCCCTGTATGAGTAGGTTTTTGTGCAGTTTGTAACCACGTTCTGGGAATACCTTTTCAGCTAAAGGGCAGTTGTTGAAGTAGAGCAAGAGGAAGCGCAGCACCTGCTTGTTGTCGTCGTCAACGATGAACTTGCGCCTTTGTGGAGCCAGCACAACAGAGTCAGCAATGTAAATAAGGAACTTAGAATGTGCGTTATACACATCAGGATCTGCGAGATTTGGTGTATTCGCTTTTTCTCTGTCGTATTGTTGCCTTAAATTGAGCGCACATTGGTGTAGCGTAAGCCACGGAACATCATTTATCTTGTCGCGACTTGCAAGTGCAGAAAGCACAGCAGCGTCCCAATCTCTATTCCCTGTTGGTTTGCGGTTGAAACTGACAAGTCCGTTGATTATGTCTTTGTAGTCCATATTTCATTTAAACATCTTGTCCGCCAAATCCACCATTAAATTCGTAGGACGGTGGCGGAAGTTGGTCTGCATCTTCTTCGTGTTGTATGGGGTAAGCCTTACGCATCCATGCACAAAAGTGTCGCTTTGCGTCTGTTAAGCTATCATGCGCTTTGCCATCAGCCTCGCATTGAATGTGGTTTTGAAACGCATCAAGCCGTTTGGATAATTCTTCAGCATCAATGTGAAACTGCATGCACACAGGTTCATTCCATGTGCGGTCGGTTTTCATCTGCTCAATCTCCTGCAAGAGTGTAAGCGTATAGGTTGATGGAGGTGTATCGGCTTTGATCTTGGCAGACGAGGCAGCTTTGCCTTTCTTCGTTGGTCGACCGCCAAGTTTGCCGAATTTTTTGCCATTCTCTATGCGTGTGATGCTCGCGTCAATGTTAGGCTTGACGAGAATAAACACCCCTTGTGCGATATCGGAGAGGCCCTTTGGTTCCTTGCCGTTAAGCGCATACTCAACGAGTGCAGGGTAGACCTCAGCCTGTACCTCTGGTGGCATCAGCCTGATAGCCTCATGAAAACTGCGATAGAAAATAAAACTGTCTCGTGCCATATAAATCAAACCTCTTTAATGCGGATGCCATGCACATGCAGCATGAGTTTCCTCTTGATGATGTACTCTTTAGTTCTAACCCCTTTTGTATCCTCTACAACTGTTTGTCTTGTCGCATTGTCTGTGTAAACAAAGTCTGCGATGTAGGAACAAGCACGTTCGAGAAGGACACGTGTAGGACGATTTTTGAAATCTTTGCCACACTCTCCGTATTGTGCAGGTATCAACAGGTATTTTACTTGTTCCCGAAGGTCGGAGATAAGTCCGGCACGCTGCATCATGCGTAGCTCAGCAGCCCGGTAGTGCTCCTTCTTGGATGCGTGAGAGCCTACGCGCTTGTTGCCGTACTTATTCCGACCTTGGAAAGCAAAGGATGAAAACTTAGCCATTACTGCTTGTTTTATTAACCATGTAGCGGAACAAGTCCATTATCTTAGTTTCGTCGAGCGTAGCAATCTCGTAGTCAACGAATGAGGTTTTCATGTGTTGAACAACCACCGTGTGGGCATTGTTGATGTCGGAAGCCTTTACAATGAAGTAAACCGCCTGTTTCTTTTCCTTGGCTGTTTTCTCGTCCAAGGTTACGAACATCAACTTAGCCTTGAACCACTTGTCGGCAGAGTCGGCACCATTCTCGACAATCTCGGAGTAGTTGGTGCGCTTGATAGTGACCACTTCGAAGTCGCCAGATATGTACGGTTCAATTTCCTTTGTGATGCGTCCTTCAGCCTCGGCAAACGAGCAAGCATCAACAAGGTATAACTCTGTGACTTTCCTAGACAACCCATTCGGCACAGTCCGCTCGTAGCGTACGCCACATTCGTATAACATCATAATTAATCCTCCTTATTAAAAGTTTTGACAAGTTCCTTACTCGGTCGTAGTTTGATAGACTTATGAGCAGGGATGGTTACGCTGTCTCCGGTCTTGAAGTTGCGTGCTGTGCGCTCGGCTACCTCAACAGGGGTGAATGTGCCGAAGCCACGAATTGTAAGACATTCGCCCTTAGCGATTGTTTCTTTAATCAATCTGAATACTCCATCAATCGCCTTAACGGTTGTAGAGAGGTGAAGCTTTTCTGATACTGAGACTTCACGTGCAAGTTCATTTTTTGTCATTGTAGTTTATTTTTAAGTTTATCGATAAGTTTTCTGATGCACCATGCACGGCACGAATTGCGCAAGCCTTGCTGTTGATCGTAGAGTGCAGCTGCATCGTTGAGATACTTGATAACCTTTTGTAGGTCGGTTTTGCAGAGGTCAGCCATCGTCGTCCGGATTGAGGAAGAGTGACGTAAGCTGATCGAAGTACATTTCATCCTGTGGAATGTCGTCGTCGGTAGCCATTATTTGGTTGGCGATGGACTTCTTCTTGTGGATGATTGCATAGAGTGTGCGGTCGATGGTGCCACGGCCAAGGAGATAGTAACAAGTTACGTTGTCCTTTTGCCCGATACGGTGGGCGCGGTCTTCGCATTGGCAACAGTCGGCATAGGTCCATGGAAATTCCACGAAAGCCACGTTGGATGAGGCTGTGAGTGTAAGCCCCACACCTGCTGCCTTTATGGAACAGATGATGAGTTGCGCTTTGCCCGACTGAAACGCGTCGACGGCTGCTTGCTTTTGCATCATGGAGTCGCGACCGGTAACGCTGACGGCTTTAGGGAATGCTTTTTTAATTTCGTCGACTATCTCATGCAGAGAGCAGAATAAAATGAGCGGTTTGCCGTTGGCGAGGAAGGTGCGCGTGAAGTCGATAGCTTGCTTTACTTTGCCTTTGGCAGAGAGTGAACGCAGCGTCATGAACTTAACAAGAGCCTCCATGCGCATTTTGCGTCGGATGTCGATGTCGTCGCACTCGGTGTATTGGCGCAGGTATTCGGCAAGGTCATGTTCGGCAAGCATATACTCGTCGCGGTTGGAGATGTCAACGATGAGGTCGGTACGTGTTTTGTCGGGTAGTTGAGTAAGAACCTTTGACTTTTCGCGACGTATCATGCAACGTGCATAAAGTTCGGATGAAAGTTTTTCAAGGTTTCGAGGCGCATCGTCTTCCTCTTTTCCTCGTCTCTCTCTGCTTATCTCGCCACCGCCATACTCGGCAAGGAACTTGGTACGACCTCCAAATTCAGGCAAACGCCCCATGATGGACAGTTGTGCGATAAGGTCGGCAGGACGGTTGACAACAGGTGTACCAGAAAGAAGTATTCTGTATTCCTTACCCTCAGCAATGCCACGTGCAAAGATTGATTGCTGTGCGGATGGGTCTTTCACACGGTGACTCTCGTCGATGATGATAGACTTAAAGAGTTTAATTTCGGGATTGAAGACCACATCTTTCAATCGGAAGCCACCACCTTTTTCACGTTTGGTTATGTCCCACACAAAGTACTTGCGTAGTGATTCGTAGTTTACAACAGCTACTTGCTGCATCCCCATTCGGAGTAGATAAGGCCATGTAGTCATTACCGCATTGTCGAGGACAAGTGCTTTTTTGTTGGTGAATTTTTCAAACTCTCGTTGCCAGTTTATTTTGAGCGAAGACGGACAAATAACGAGGCAAGGATAAGCGTTTGCGCAGTCAACAACACCGATACTTTGCAGTGTCTTGCCCAAGCCTGGTTCGTCACCGATGAGAAAGCGGTGCCAACGCAGCCCGGCAAGTATGCCCTCCTTCTGATAGTCGTACGGCTCAACACGTAGATTATGTTTTAGTGTGTCAGCCATACGCGTTGATGGTTTGCGTTGATAGTGTAATGTCGTAACCGCGAGCAAAGGCTTGTTTGCGCAAGTCTATGCAAGACAGTGTGCAGTGTCGAGCTTCCTTTGATTGTGCTCCCAATCCTGATGAGCAACGCACACCCCCCACTAATCCGCCACAGGTATATCCGTATGGTCCTGATAGCACAACGAATGGGCAGAGCCTACGTAGGCTTTTGAGTAGGGATATTTGTTTTGTTTTAGAGAGTTTCTTGTTCATAACTAATAGAGATTAAACGCCCAATATTGAAATGCAAGTTCTTCGTACTTTTCGCGTCCACGATTGTAGATGTCGTCGCCACGTGTGATGAACTTTTTGAAGATCCTGCAATTTTTTTTGCTGATGGCGTAGATAAAATCGTAATTGGATTGTGCTATGTCCATGTACCACGCCCGGCTACGGTCCCAGTCGAAGAAATCTACAGCATTGTCGAACTCCGCTTGCGTTGAGGCGAATGTAGTTTTTAGATCGCCACCGAAGTTAGCCGTTTGTAACCACCAATCCCATTTGCAGCGTGTGTCGAGATGGAAGGTAAATCCCCCATTGCAGAACTCCTGCTGCTTGTTGACCATGAAGCGTTGTGTTTCGGCTTGTTCGAGTACTTTAGCGAGGAATGGATCGTGCCTTGCTTCGGCACGCAGTGCGCGTTGCATTTCGCGAGCATGGAGGAACTCCTCCTCTGAACATTGTTCACCGTCTATCGTCATGTGTAGAAAGTCAACACGCGAGGGTTCGGTGATGATGGCATCGACGATAGACCCGAAGCGGAAAGCAGCCTCCTTGTCACCGAATTGCATGTGAGGGTGGAGCAGGTTCTTCAGTTCGGTGAGGTCAGAGTTGCTGACCTCACTTCGCTGATAGTATTCGTCGGGGTTAATGATGGCTTTAGTATTCGTCATCGTAATCGTCATAATCGGGTTCATACGGCTCTTGTTCTACCTCACCTTCACCGTTGCACACGTCACAAGTTACTTTGTCACCTTTGATTTGCTCAAGGTCAAGGGCTTGGGCTTCTTCCTCTGTGTCGGGCAGGCTTTCCCATTCAGCCTCGGTGCATTCCTTTTCAATGTCGTTGACGAAATCGTAGGAATAGAATAGATAACCTGTGCCGTTACATTCGTCACACTCAACCATAACAGGGTCTTCTTGGTTCCATGGAGCGTTGGGGTCGTGCTCTGCGCCAGCCGGGTAATAACCACTTTCGTACATAATTGCTTACTTTGCTTTAATCTCGTCTGTATAAGTTACAGACGGTGAGTTTATAAATTCGGGGGTATTCTTATCGTTCGCAGCTTTTTCGCAGAATGTGATTTGCTTTTTGAACGTCTTAACCAAGTCTTCGAGTGGAAGGTGTTGCCCCTCTTTTGCCCACCAAAATGACACGACAGCCATAATACCTTCAGGACTGTTGATTGAGATTTTCTTTTTAACGGACGTCTTAGGCTGATAGCCAGCAGGAGCGACAATAGCTTGTTGACCGAACAGGTTACCAATCTCGGAAGCCTCGGCTTGCATTTTCTGCTTGGCTGCTTCCTCTGCCTCCTTGCGCTTGCGCTCAGCTTCAATGCGTTCGGTTTCGGCTTGTTCGCGTGCTTTGAGTTCGGCTGCCATGCGAGCCTTTTCTCCCTTGTTGGCTTTCTGCATACGTTCTAATTCAGCCTTCTTTGATGGCAGCGTGTCGAGGATATTGTCGCGGTATTCGCCCACTTCAAACTCGTACTGCTTAGCAAACTGCTCCATGAGTTTGTTGACTATGGATGTGCGCACCTCACGGAGTTTGTCCTGCATGTCGGCAAGTTCGGCAGGTATGCAGACATTTGATGGGGTCTTTGTTGCCCATTCCTGCGGAAACTTGATAGGGATTTGCTTGATAATCTTGTACTGTTTCTCATAGTTGTCGAGCGTAACAGCAGTATTTATTTCGGTGAGGAAGTTGATGGCGTTGGTTGTGTAGGTGTTGAACGATCGCTTGTAGTCGTCCTCAACATCTTGTCTGTATTTATCGTATGCTTGTTTGCGTTGATACTGAATCATTGCCTCCTTACGCTTTTTCTCCTCTTCCTCACGCTTTTTTGCTGCATAGGCATTACGAGCTTGTTGTATTTGATTAGGGATGGAGTTTGCTTTGGTAGGGTCTACAGCGTTTTCCATTCCTGTAAACTCAGAGCGTATTTGGTCGAAGATCTTAGTGATGGCAGAACGGTTGGTGTTCATCTTCTTCACCGTGTTGCGAGCTTTGTTGATGTAGTTGGCGCACTGCATATCCAGTTCGTCGTTCATGCCGTTTGCCTTGATTTGGTCGAGTAGCTTCTGTCCAAACTCGCTACAGCGTTGGCACGATAGTGTATTGTCATTGTAAATCTGTGGTGCAGATTGTGCAATCATTTGTACGTTCTCTTGTCGTACGATTGTGAGGTTTTGTTGGTCACTCATGATTGTGTATGGTTTTGTTAGAACGAATCATCATCGTTGTTTTCAGCAGGGTCTATTGTGACACCTGCAGAGGTGTTGGTTTGCGGTGCGAAGTCTTGTTTTGCTTCGCTTGTGATTTCACCTGTTTCAGTGTTGACGGTATCTCCATCGGCAGTTACGCCATAGATGTCGTCGTTAAATTCGGGTTCTTCGACTTGTGACTCTAATTGAGTGCCACGTCCTACGCGTGCTTTGGGGTAAGTCTTGAATGCGTGTTTGATACACTTGGCAACGAGGAACCCGGGGTCAATCTGTCCGCCTTGTGCAGTGTAGAGCGCATTAGGCTTGCCGTTCTCCCACTGCTTGGCTTGATAATTGTACTTGCCGTTTTGTCGTGCAGAGTAGTTGGATAGTCGCATCCAATCTTCAGGGAGCATTACTGCGTAGTCTACAGATCCGTCAGCACGTGTTATCTTCATGAAGCAAGCAACGATACGACCTGTGGTGTGGGGAAGACGACAAGTATAGTTGACGAATTTCTGTCCGTTGTGTTCGCCATACTCGAAGCCATCCTCTTCGTACACGATAACAGGGTTGTCAGCATGTCGAATTTGTCCGCATCGTGCGCGTAGTACCAACTCTCCATATCCAGACACGGTGAGCATACAGTGTGTCTCGTACTTGTTTTTCTTCTGTCCGTTTTCATAGTAGCTGTCAACGGCGACTGAGCGAGCGAGGAGGTAGGCTTGCGCCTTGGTGCCAGGGTCGAGTGTGAGTCCTGAAATTGCCACATCGAGGAATGCTGTGAAGAGCGAGAACTTTGTGCACGTCTTTCGCAAGTCTTCTTTTTCAGAAAGCAGTCGGTTGAAGTTGCGCGATTCACGTTCGTAGGCTGCTTCGCCTGACACGCCTGTGGATGGTGTCCACATTGCTTCGTAGATTTGAATGAATTTGTCGCGCACGTTTTCGTTACGTACGATACTCTCGGGCTGCATCGTGTTGATTTGCTCGATTGTTAATCCTATTTTACTCATAGTGTTGTATTGTTTAATTGTGAATAATATTGTTGTGTGTGAGCTGCAGGTGGGAGTCGAACCGCACTAATGCACTCCATGAGCATATTTGAGCCTTGTACTTCGGCTGTAACATGCCTTCAGTGGTTCCCGTTACTCCGGGATGCCCTTTCCGATTAAGCATTCTATCTGCAGCAGTTGACTACATTTCGTCAGTTGAGTATTGGTGGTATGTCATCCACTTAACAAGGTCTTTGCGATTGAAATAAGTGAATTTACCTCCTTTGCTTTTTGAGTACGGAATTTTGTGTTCTCTGACTAACTGATAGAGGTAGCTTTTTTTTACGCCAAGAAAGGCACATGCTTCAGCAGTGTTATATATTTCTTTTTGGGACAGGAGTGATGCAGCACGTATTTCATTGAGTTGCTCATCAATGCTGTTGAGCCGTCCAATGATGTCGGCATTATCAGGCATTGACTAATCCTCCTCAATTAGTTTTTTGAGTTCGTGTAGTTGTCCTTTCCATTGTTTTTTGCAAAGTACCCATGCTGTTGCGTAGAGTATAAGCGACACGAGTTTAGAACCAATAAATATTGCTGTGTATGCAATAATTTCGGTAGATTCTTCAGGAACCACAAACAGACTAATTGTTGCAGCTGATAGGATGATGGCTAAAATCCAATAGCGATAGTTTGTAAGATATTTCATTGTTGCTCGTTTTTAGTTGTACATGGTGGTACTTTGGCGTGTTCTACATAACGATTGAGGTATATGCAGAAGCAGCCATTGATGAGTATGTACGATTTGTTGCACGACTTGCAAATGGGATTTGCTTTACTGCTCATTTGTTAGTAGAGGTTGATGCCAAGTTTGCTGAAGGCATCTTCTTCGTCAGCCGATCCTCGCCAGCAGTCAAGGTAATTGTTAATTGCCTCCTGGTTGTTGGCGTCTAACTTGTCGTTATAGCCGAATGTGTTGCAGAATGCTTTCCAGCTAATGCGGTCGAGTTCTTCTTCTGAAAGATTGTTTGTTGTGTTGCAGCTGATGAGGCTTGCAAGGATGAGTGCGAGTGTGATGATTTTCTTTGTCATGATGATTGGGGTGTTTAAATGGCGAACGCACCTTGTGATTGAAATGTAAAAGTGTCGAATTTTTAATTTTTATTTTATGAGTAATCTTATTTCAGATTCAGAGTTGCGTAACCTTGAGAAGGTTATAGCAGCCGAAGTATGCCCTTATTGTGGCAAGTCGTGTGAACCTTCCATTGCTTTTTCCCAACGTTTGAATGTTGATAGGAGTTCGGGCGTTGTTTCGGTTGGTGTGAACAACTGCTGTTGTGAAGATCGGAAGAGGGATATTGTTAATTTCTTGATGCAGATAGCAAGCAAGCGTAGAATGCCTAAATTCCCATTTTGATGTAGCGTCCATAAAGCTTTAAGTGTTTCGCCTAGTCGTGCTGCACGTATTCCCTTATCGGTTAATACAGATGTGCGGTATGGCTGGGCTGACTCTATAAAGATGATGTGCTTAATCTTCATGCAATTCGTGTAGCCGTTATTGTTCTTTGTTCTCGATTGGTTGTTGTGGAGAATGTTTTGTCCCACTGCAACCCAAAGCTGGTGCAAATTGACTTGAGGTAGCTTGAACGGCTAACAGATACCGTCAACGCTTCACCAACTTCAAGGTCTCGTAACTGACCTAAGAGCGTTTTTTTTCGCTGATTTTTAGATATTTCTGTCATTGTTTCGATATTTATTTATAACTTTATGGTGCAAAGGTAGTGTTTAGTGAACATATATGCAAGTTTATTGGACGTTATTTTTGAAGAAATTTAAAGTATAATGAACATAATAAATTGTAAGTGTATGAATTTCAATCTATTAAGCTCACTTGTAGAGAAAAGTAAAATGGGCAAGGCTCAGATTGCTGAAATGGCTAAAATTTCGAGAACAACACTTGATAATGCGCTAAATGGTGCTGATATTAAGATTTCTACGATTGAAAGCCTATCTGATGTACTTGGTGTAAGTCCGAGTGTGTTCTTTGGTGCAGACAATGATACCAATGAGGAAAATTTGAACATCTATGAGAAAGAAATTAAGCGACTTCAAACTTTATTGGACAATCAGAGAAAGTCCACTAAAGTTGTAGTTGAACTTGATGTTACTCCAGATGAGTTCATTAAAATGGGATTAAAGGATAAAGTTATTCAAGTGTTGAGCAAATGAACATTAAGGGATTTTTGAGAATAATATTCTATCTGATTTCTGTAATCAATGCAGTATCATGTATTGTTCTACTATGCATTATTTGTCCTCGTGTCGAAAATTTAGGATTTGATTATATAGGGGTTGTTGTTGCAATACTTGCATTGTTGGTAACATTGTTGATTGGTTGGAATATATGGTCTATGATTGACATAAAGGGCATAAGAAAAGAATTTGATGATCTTCATTCTGATATTCAGCGTCAATTCAACTACTTACACAATAAAACAGACTACAATACTGCGTTGATGTATGGCAGAACTTCTCAAATGATAGCTTGTGCTTTGGCGGATATTGGTAAAGAAGATCGGAAAAAGGACATGTTGCGTTCTGCTATTACCAGTGTTAAGATGTTTGCAAATTTGTCTTCTGAAAAGGAATACAACAGCATACTCAAAACAACATTGGAAGCAATGAAAGCAACGGAAAAAATACATTTGCAGGAAAGTGACATTGAGAAACTTCTGCTTATGATTGGAGAAATCCAACAACGTGAAAGTATTCCTTTGTTGAATGATTTAGTCTTGGCTATTCGTAATTGTAAGAAGCTGGGTAATGGATAGAACTGTAATTGTTGGCACAGATGCTGTGTTGGCTGAGCGAGTAAAAAGCCTTGAAGCCCTGCTTGCTGAGAAGGAAAGATTAATTAAGGTGTACGAGAAAATGGTGGAGAAATGAAAGAAACTAAAGTGTTTTATTCGTTTCTCTTGATACTTGTGGGAGTGTTTGTTCTTGTATATTATTCGAGATACATATTCCCAATAATGAGACATGATGAATACTTTGTTGATGGGAATGGTGAAATTCATAACAAGGATTGCCCCTACAAGTCTGTTCCTTGGTTTACGAAGAAAGCGTCAAAATACGATTTTATAAAACAGAAAGGACAAGTTTATTGCAATGAGTGTTTTTCGAGATATGATGAGGAGAAAATGGATGCCTTGCATCAGTTCAATGTAGAAGATCGTATTTCATTTCTTCGTGCTAATGGTGCACCGCAAGAATATATAGACAACGAACTTAGCCATTACGCAATCGACTAATGTGTATTTATTAGTAAACGGTAATGATAAAGCAAGATGCAAAAGATATTTTTTAATCTTCCATTGCTAGAGCGTTATCAAACAAGAATAATTATGAAACAACAAATGTTTTTTGCTATAATAGCAACCATTTTATTGTGTCTTTCATCTTGTGGTAGTTCGCACAAGCGTATTTCCGTTCCTACGGATCCAAATGCAAAAGTATGGGTGTGCACAGGAGAAAGTTCAGAGCGTTATCACGCGCACAAAGACTGCAAAGGCTTGAGAAATTGCAGAGCGAGTGTTGAAGAAATTAGTCTACAAGAGGCTGAAAGCATAGGGCGTACTCCATGCAAGAAGTGCTATAAAAAATAAAATGCTTATGGAACTTAAGGAATTTATAAAGACAGCATTGTCTGACATAACCAATGCCGTGAGTGAGTTGCAGGAAGAATTGCAGAATGGGGCGATAGTGTCACCATCACTTCCCGAGAACAGTGAGAATACAATCGAGATAGACAACAAGAACGTGATACTAACGCAAGTCGCCTTTGATGTAGCCATTACTGCTGGAGGAACGGATACGATAAAAGGAGGCGCAAAGGGCGGGCTCCATGTGTTCTCTGTAAAGGTTGATGGCTCAAATGAGGAACACACGGAGAACGTGTCGCACGTTTCATTCTCAATACCGATAGTACTGCCACAACACCGCATCAAGTCGGAGAAGGAGAAGAAACAAGATTGGGAAGAAGAGGCAAAAAACGGATTGCACAAACAGTGGTTAGAGGGTATGCAAAGCGATGTTACCCCAGCAACCTTTTGAATTCCTCACCAACTTCTTCCGTAAAATCGAAACAATATAAACAACGGAAGGCTTCTTTCGCCTCACGGAGTGCATCATCCGCATAGTTGCATCTCTTCATGTAAAACCGAAACAGTTTGTTGAACTTGTGTTGGTAATACAGGAAATGCAAGAATTTGGGACTGGTGTACCGTCTGATGAGGGTCCGCATGATTTTGAAGTATTGTTTTAATCTGCTCATGTTGGCAAAATTAGGAGTTGTCGAACTATGAACGATTTTAAGTTTTGTAATAGAAACTGTACAACCTATTCGTTGAGGCGAAACGCGAAATAAAGCGTTTAGAGCAAGAAAAATTCAATAAATAATAAAACCTTCACAAAGCATAAGAAACCGCGTCAAATCGAAAACAAAACGGCTTTTTGGGCTTTTATGGAGGTTGAATAAGATACACAATAAACGTGGGGGAAGCAGTAGGGGAAAAGACACGAAGTTATTTCGTATGTCTCCCATCTGTCTCCCACCCATATTAACCCTTTGGACACCAACGGGCGACGTGATAATGTATGATAACTTCGGTGGTTAATAACAAACCATAGAAAGCCTATACTAAACATTAACAAAGTCGCTGATTTTCAGCGACTTTGTTGCGTTGTAGGGTGGATGATGTGCATCTTTTCATAAATCCCTAAAAAGCCTCCGAAAAGTACTGTTTTGGGGCAAAGTGTCCCCCCATGTGTCCCCTGTATGTCCCCCGCGCAGCCTTTAGGTGTGCGATTGTACGTAGGGCGAACAGTCGTTTTTTTTCATAGTCCGAGCCTATCCAAAAAGTCGTATATTAGGGGGTAAAGTAGTGCAAAACGGAGAGTATAGCGAAAGTGACAAGTGACAAGTGATATCAAAAAGTGTTGATAATCAACCACTTAGGTGTAACTTTGTCACTCGGAATTTTTCTTAAATTGCAGTTAACGAATGTAAAGTGTTAAGTAGGGGATTAAGTATTACACACTATTGCAGAAGCACGCCCTGAATTATCGTGCAAACCGAACGCAATCAAACTTGTTTGAATTGCTGAGGTGCAGCCGATAATGCACGCCCTGAAAGGGCAACAGCACATAGCACTAAGTTTGCATATGGAAGCGGCGAAGCGAAGCTGAGCCGCTAAAATGCCCAGGGCAAGCGAAGCGACACTTTGGGTCAAAGCACGTTCGTTAGTGACGCCCTGTAAGGTAGGGTGTTCAAAATTGGCATCAAAAGCGAGACCACTTTTTAGGCTGTTTTGAGTGTTTTGATACGTTTGGTAACAAGTTTTTCCATAAGATATTTTTCTCGCCAAAGAGTAATATCTTTAATCCTTGTCCTGCATAAGTGTTCTTTGACATTGTATCTTTTTGAATTAGATATGCCAGCAAAAGATAATATCACTGGTAGATGCAAATACTAAAGTAGTGACACCATTGAGTTTGTTGGGGGACTGAATGTACTTAAAATTCCAAATGTTGTTTCTATGAGATCTGAAGAATTGTTGACAATCTTTGTGTTCTTTAGAAGTCCGTTTTCTTCTGAAAGATAGGAAAGGAAGCAGGTGCCAACCCTTTTCATTCTCTCATTTCCACACATTATAGTAACATTTATATGCATTCTACATTTTGCTATAGTATTCTTACTCAACCCATTGTACTTCATTTATGAGGTGCTATTCTTGTTCTTATAATATATTTTAACTGCGATATTTTGTAATACTATAGATTTCGTGTTAAATCTTATTTGAGATGTTAATTCGATACAATAGTAAAGCCATTTGGCTTGCCTATTTGTAACTTTTTTTCTTAACATATATTTTATGCTATAAAGTAATATGTAAACATATACAAAAACTGAATAACACAAAAAACTATTCCTACCACATTATTAGAAGCCTTGTAAATACATTCATTCTGCTCAAATTTTCTACTTTTTTTATCCACAAAATACCTTTACAATTCCATATAATTATTAACCTAATTTCACTCGAAAAAGGTCACTCGGTCACTGGTCACTTGCACTTCGATTTTAATGTCAGAAAAAAAGAAGAAGTATATAATATATTGATTATTAATAACTTATACATTAACATTCTTTTTTTTCGAGAAAAATTTATTGAAAAGTGACCAGTGACCGAGTGACTTTTCCAAATAACAACCTTTAACGTGTTGATTTTCAATATTTTACGCACGCCAAAAGGTCACTTTTTGGGGTCACTTTTGAGTAACACGGTCACTTTTTGTTTGGGTTCATCTGCTCACTTTCCCCACTTTTTCGCCCTCAATCGTTAAAATCCACCCAACGGTCACTTTTGCAAAAATGACCCTTTGAAAATCGAGAGCACTGAAAAACCTCTCAAATTCCAAGCCTAACAACAAGAATAGCGGGGCCGCGACACCATTGTGTTGCGACCCCGCTTTTATTAGGAATTTTCGGAAATACTTGAAGAACTCGCCCAATAATGCCTCACAGACCTATATATGGCTCCATTTGACCGCATTCCGAGTTTTTTTAAGGCATTTCCGCCTTATTTGCCTCCATTCATGATTTTAATGATACGTTTTACGTTAGCTGCAAACATAGTTACTGCTCCTTGCATACGCATGGCATCTATTCCGTAGGATTCTGCCCTATCATATCCAAAGACGTTCTTTAACTCAGCATTCTTTGCCTCTATCTTGTAGCGTTCTCTGTAAGCTTCCTTAAACTCCTCTGTTTGTTGGAATGCCAGTTGAGCTTGCTGGGTGGCTGTCTTAATAGTTACGCTATATGTTTTAGATTTCGCACCAGCCTTGTAGCATCCTTCTCTTAAGGCACATGCCTTGCATTTCTCTACATCAAAATAATAGGTATATACTTGGTTGCCTTGTACATTCTTCTTTCCTTGCTTTACTTTTCTTGTAGCCATGTGACCTGCTGGGCATACAAACATGCCTGCGTCCTTGTTGTAATCCCATTTATCTGATTCTGATCTAAATCCCTGGCTTATGCAGGGACTAAGCCTGGCTACGATCTTTATATCTTCATTCTTTGCTTTTTTCAGATTGCTATCTCCTGAATAGGCTGCATCTCCAACAACGGTATCTACCTCTATGCCATTTTCTTTGGCTTTGTCTATCAGTTCGGGTAGTTGTTTGCCATCGCCTTTTTCTCCAGAAGTGACCGTGGCTGCTACAATCAGCCGCTCTGGAGTGATGGCAATATGGCTCTTGTAGCCGAAGAACTGATTCTCGGCTGATTTATGGCCAATTCTGGCATCCTTATCCTTAGACGTGGTATAGCGATCTTGTATGTCCTCAAGGGTCTCCATCAGCATGTTGAGACGTTCTTGAATCATGGGGATATTTACCAAGAGCTTATCCTCTGAGAGCCAGAGTGAGTAGCGTCAACAATGATAGTATTGGACTTGATTATCCCTTTCTCTATAGCAATGGAAACGGTCTTTGAAATAAGCATATCAAGCAAGTCGATATCCTTAAGTCGAAGTTTTCTGAACTTAGTGAGCGTGCTAGGATTGATTACGCCCTCTTCTGGAGACATGCCTAAAAAGTACTTGAAGGACATGTCGTACATGGAACGTTCAACAACATCTACGTCAGAAGAGTCGTAGATAACTTTCAGAAGTAGATACTTAAAAAGTCTGATTGGGCTTTCGGCTTTTCTGCCATTATCCTTGCAGTATTTTGAAACAAGTTCTTTGTATACAAAAGAAAAGTCTACAAGGTCATTAATTTGGCGAAGCAAGTGCTTCTTGGGAACGACCTTGTCATATAGACCGGAATAATCGGTAAACTGGAGTGTTTCTTGTTGTGCTAGCATATCTCTCTAAATATGCTATAAAGGTACAAAAAATAATGCACATATGCAAGCAAAACGACCTACATATGAGCATTATTTTTAGACATAAAAGAATTTAAGAGGTTTTTCAGTGCCCTCTGAAAATCTGCACACTTTTGTGATACAAAAAAATAAATTTTTCCCCGTAAACACTGGGGGAGTGAGTCGATTTTAACATTTCGAAACGCCACAAATTTGCAAAAAATTTGGATTCCCCTTTTTCGCGTTGTAACTTTGCACTCGCAAGCTTGCTAATACACGCTCCATTTGGGCGAAAAACGATTCCGAAGGAATTCCGATATCATTCCGAAGGAATGCAACCCCCATTTTGGAGCCATTCACTAACCAAAAA